ATGGGGCGCGACACCCCTCTCTCTTTTAATTTTTTCGGGAAAGTGGCTAATTTCCTACACTTTCTGATATTCACTTACCTTGGAGAACCAGATTTTAGTAAGCCTTCAAAGATTTTATCTTTACGGTACGAAACATTGAATTTTAGCAGCTACCATAGTGTATCAGAAACAGTTTCAAGTTCTGCAATAAAAATAATAAGAGTTCTGGAATATCTATATAAGTAGGGGATTTAAATATATTTTTATTTGGAGAGAAAATTATGGGACGAAAAAAGAAAGAAGAAGTTTTCCAGCCTACTATGAGTGCAGATGAGATTCATACAAGGCTCACAGAGGCTAAAGTTCGCTTGACAGAGGCACGCGCGGTTTCTGAGGCAGTAAGAGCGAGACAGGCACAGCTAGCCTATGATAGGGAATGCGGCGAGCTAGTCTATATATCCTCTGCTATGAGCGAGTTTGACGCGAAATTAGCTCCCATTATGGCACTATTCCGCTCTCTACCCCCTCTGCTATCCAGCTCACTCGCTCTAACCCCAGCTCAACATAAAATCGTTCAAGAAGCGGTGGATAAAGTCCTACAGGAGCTAGATCAAATTGAGTTTCACTTTGAGACCTCTGAAGAAGTTGATGCAAGGGCTAGTGCAGACCATACCAGCAAAAAAGGCAAGAAAATCAGGGGGTAAGGATGATAGTGAAGCCTCAGTCTCTAAAGTTTACTCATAGGCTGTATGCAGATGAGTGGGCAGAGCAAAATGTTTTTTTAAAGGATAGTGGAAGATTCAGCTATGCCGTCACGCCATTTTTTAGAGAGCCTACTAGGTGTGCTAGTGACCTCATACATACCTGTAGAGTGATACTAAAGACCCCAGCTCAGGTGGGTAAGAGCCAAACCCTACTAAATATCATAGGCTGGATGTCGGTTTTTGACGCGGCAAACTCACTCATAATCATGGATTCATTAAAGACGGCACAGAGATTTTCTAAAAATAGACTTAAACCATTTCTGAGGGATTCATGCTCTATCTCAGCCTTTGACCGATCTGCAAAGGATAGATCAAAAGAGACTTGCAATATCTCACTATCTACAGGTGCAAATCTTCTACTTGGTAGCTCTGCCTCAGCCTCAGATTTATGTAGTACCCCTGTGAAATGGCTTTTCTGTGATGAGTTAGACCGCTGGGTTGATGAGATAGATGGCGAGGGAGACCCACTATTATTAGCTTTTAAGCGGCAACTCTCCTTTCTAGGCATGGCTGTACTCACCTCTACACCTACTCGCCCAGATGGAAGGATTCAGGCACATTATGAGCTAGGCACGCAAGAAACTTGGTGTGTCAGTTGTCATTGTGGGGAGTGCCTTAGAGTGAGCTATGATGATATAGATTTCAGCGGTTCTACCCCTTTCTATTCCTGTAAAAATTGCGGTGAATGCTTTTCTGAAAAAGATATAATTGCGCTACCACATCTATATGCACCCCCTAAAAATGCTACACCTTTTACTGATAAACATGGGAGAGTAGCACGTTCTTTTGAGGTCACAGCAACTTTGTGTCATGCTCAGTATACATGGGATTCTCTAAAAAAAGAAGAAATGCAGGCTAAAAGCCTAGGTGAAGCCGCCATTAGAAGTTTTAGAAATACCAGCCTTGGAGAGACATACACGCCGCCAGAACAGGAAATTCTATCCAGCTCCGTGCTAGTAAAACTCGCCTCTGCATACACAGAATCCTCTCTGCCTGAGTGGGTGTCTTTTCTGGTATGTGGCGTAGATACACAGGATAGAGCTTTTGTTTACACCATTCTAGGTTTTGATTCAGAAATGCGTAGAATGGCGTTTGTGAAGGCTAATATAATTTTTGGTGATTTGAGAACCCCAGCCCCATGGAATGAGCTAAAAATCCTATTTAATTCTTATAGAGCTTCTACAAAAGATGGAAGATGTTTAGGAGTAACGGCTGTAGCTATCGACTCTGGGGGACATTTTACACAGGATGTTTATGCACTCAGTATGCTCAGCCCAAGGATTTTAGCGGTAAAGGGGCGTTCCCACAATTTATCCTTTGAAGAAAAGTGCATCATAGATAGGACTATATCCGTTTCTGTGAAGGCTATAGGAACGGGGATAGGCAGAACGCGCTTAACATTCATAAATACGAGATTTTGCAAAGATCTCATTTATAATCACCTTTCTGGGAAGATTCACGATACAGCCTACGGAGCTGAGTGGATTTGGAGCAACAGCCCAGAGGCTGGTTTAAATGACGATTTTTTTCACCAACTTACCTCAGAGGTAAGAACCTATAACACAGCTGGAAATTACATCTATGAAAGAATACCAAATCGTGAAAACCATTTTTTAGACTCCGTAGTGTATGGGCTAGGAGCGGCAGAGGCTTATAGACTTTTTAAGGGTGCTATTCCAGCTTTAGAGCCTGCCCTCTCAGCTGTGGAACAGCCTACATCACAGCCCATAGAAAAAGCCCCCTCAGCTGTGGAACAGCCTACACAGCCACCTACAAAAAAGAAAATTATTCTGCCTGTTAAATCACAAAAGAAAGCTCTCTAATAATTCTAAAAATTCTATCAATGAGGATTATATGAAAGGTAAATCAGTATCTAGCTATGGTGTAACTTATGTAGGTTCTAAAAATCATATAAATAAATGGTTATTTGAATATCTCCCAGCTGGAAAAAGATTTGTTGATCTTTTCGGTGGTGGCGGCGCGGTGTCACACTATGCCGTAGCAAGTGGTAGATATGAAGAAGTTTTATATTCCGATTCAAATTCTTATATATGCAGGCTTCTACAAAACGCTGTAAATGGTGCCTATGCACCCTCACAATTTCAGCCTTATTGGGTGGATAGAGAAACTTTTTTTGAAAGTCGATTTGATGAAGATGCAGATCCATATATGAAGTTTTGCTTTTCTTTCTCTGCAAACGGATGCACCTACCTAGGAAGTGGTGACTGCCTAGAGCGTGAAAGAGCGTGTTTTGAGTGGGTTGTAAGCGACTCCGTTAGTGAGTGGCTTCTACGCTACCTTACCCCAGAGGCACTAAAGGAAGCCCCAATAGGCGTGGAAAATAGGCGTATTTTCCTCAGAGATGCACTAGGGGCGAGTCCGCGCTTTAAGGCTGAATATCCTAGCCTTTCATACTCTCCCCAGCCGCTCAGAGTTTTACATAGGGTGCAAGAATTCGGTGAAGCGTGTAAGGGCTTAAAGATCGAGTGCAGACCCTACACAAGCTACACATATCAGGCTGGGGATGTCGTTTATTGTGATATCCCCTACAGGGGGATTGGTGGAAGCCAACTATATGATGATAAAAATTTCAATTATGACAAATTTTATGAGTTTGCTAGTTCTATCCCCTGCTACATCTCAGAATATGAAATGCCAAGCCCCTTTATCTGTGTAGCAGAGCGAGTGAGGACAAGTTCTTACACGTCAAAAGCTCGCTCAAAGTACACAGAAAAATTATTTGTATCCCCTATGGTGAAATTATAATTCATAGAATTTTTACTATCAGAGGTGTAGGAATGATAAGGGTTTGGTGGCTCACATATACGATAATAATCTTATTTGCACTATTGCTTACTTCATGTGCAAGTGCAAAAAAGAGTGTGGATTTTGGCAGCTCTTTTGTCCCTAGTCAGTTTATGGGCTGTGATTTTCCAGAGCCACAACCCCTTGAAACGATTGAAGATTATAAAGATTTGCTTACTGAGATGTACAATAACCTACTTCAATGTGATTATCAGAATCAAATTCTATTGAAATATCTATCTAACTATATATATACTCATAGTGAATAGTGAGGTCTTTGAAATGATAACACCACAGATGGCAACAATAATAATTCTAGTATTTATTGGTTTATTTGGGATTATTTTACCCATACTTGATAAAGTTCCCGTGATAAGAAATTTCATATCTTTTCGCTGGTCTATCATAATAGTGTTTTTAGCTATGATGCTAGGAGCTTTGCTTGATTTTTCACATCTATCAGACTCTTTTAGAATCACGCTCTGCATAGGAGTGATGATTTTATCAGGGGGCTATATTCTGATAAGAAGCTATGAAAAATTTGCCGCGAACGGCTGGTCACTTGGTATAGACCGCGTGAAGGTTGAAAAAGGTGATATCAAGGCAGAGCTTGATTTATCTAATGAATCTAATGAGAAAAAAGAGGTGGAAAAATGAGCGAATACCAGCCACCAAAAACCTACAGAGAAAAATATTTAGCAGAGAGGGCAAAACTATATCAGATAAGAGAAACCCTTGATAATGCTATACTAGAGCTTATTTCAGGTGAGTCCGTAGTATCCTACACCATAGGACAAAGATCGGTTTCAAGGACAAAGGCAGATTTAAAAAGTATGCAAGAATCCTTGAAAGAGATTGATAGACGAATTGATGATTTAGAGGCTCTGCTATCAGGTAGAAGCCCCAGATGCACACAGACACATAGTTATGTGCAACCAGCCGCTACATTTTGGTGGTTTTAGTGGGGGTGTAGTATGAGTGGATGGGACAGTATAAATAATGGTAGCGTTTACTCACAGGCTATGGCTGGGTTCTTTTCTCGCTCAGCGTCTGCGGAGCTGGATAACAAAGCAAGAAAAGAATTAGTATCACGGAGCCGAATTCTTTTCTTAGAGAGTGCAATAGCACGTTCTTGTATAGATGTGCTTTTAAGAGAGTGTGTAGGCTCTGGGCTTAGATACAGCCCTAAACCAGCCTCTGTTTATTTCAAAAATTATGATGCTATTACAGGTGAGCTAGAGAAAGAACTGCATAAATCAAGTGATCTGCATACACTTGATTCTACAGGCAGAATGACCTTTAATCAGATACAGAGCCTAGTTTTTAAAACCATTTTACTATCTGGGGATTGCTTCTTAATTCGCCTTGAAAATGGCTCATTTTGCATAAAAGAATCTGATTATGTTTATACGCCACCTTTTTTGGCTGATAGAAAAGATATATTTGATGGCGTGGAAGTGGATAATCTGGGCTCCCCTATAGCTTATTGGTTCTATAATAATCTTTATGGTGAAAGCTCAGAGGCTTCATGGGAGCGTATCCCTGCTATTGATGCAGAATCTGGGTTGCCGCGCGTTCTTCATTGTATGTATGCAGAAAGACCCCAGCAATATCGAGGTTTACCCCTTATAGCCCCTGTGATAGAGGATTTATGGTCTTTAAGGGCTTACCTCACCTCAGAAACGCAGATGGCAATAACACAGGTAAACCAGAGCTGGGTTATAACCACCGCCACAAATCCTAGCTTAAATCCCTTTGTGGGTATGACTCAGAGGGATTTAGACTCGCCTTTAATCCCAGAGGCAGAGCCGAAAAAGGCTAAAGAATCTTCAGAGGTTCAAGAATTTTCGATAAATCCCCCAGCCACTCAGCTCTTAAATGGCGCGGTATCCAGAACGCGGTTTTTGCAGCCTGGCTCCTCTCTCCACCTAGCAGAGGGTGAAGATATCAAGGCTATTACCCCCACAGCCCCTCATAGTGGCTTAGAGACCTTTGTGAGGGTGGTAGTAGACCAGATCGGTTGTGCAGTTGGAATTCCTAGCCAGATTTTAACTGCTAGGATCGATTCTAATTTTTCTTCATGTAAAGCGGCTTTTGCACAGCTACAGCACACGGTTCGTTTATATAGAACGATGTTTACCGAGACATTTTTAAAACCTTTCTTTCAATGTTTCGTGTATGACACTATGCAGGCTAAAGGTTGGCATAGTGAGTGCTTTAGCGACTTTGAAGCCTCTTTACTCCTAGCAAATGAATCGCTCTGGTTGCCCTCTACACCTATGGTTCTACTAGAGCCGAACAGGGAGATGGACTTTTATAAAAATGCGTTAGAGCTAGGATTAGTGAGCAAAAATGAAGTTTCACAGCTCCTTTTTGGTCACGATGCTATATTGAATGATACTAATAATAATGAGATTTTATCTACTAATGATGAGGGGGTGTAGTTATGCACTATATTTCGATATTTGAAGATATTACAGAATCCACACTACCAAGAATCGTTAAAGAGCTGAGAAATGTAGACGATGGCTCAGAGGTGACGATTCAAATTTGTAGTGCAGGTGGACTTGTATTTAATGCTTTTGGAATTATAGATTATATGAAGATCCATAATTTCAAAACTACAGCTGAGGTTCTTGGGTATGCCGCGTCTGCGGCGGCACTAGTAGCACTCAGCTGTGACCATGTAAAAATGGCTAGTTATACCTCATTAATGCTTCATTCTGCATACCCTGCCCACCCTCAGAATGATGAGGTTGATGAGGGTGTAGAGAGAGCAAATGCAGTGCAGTTACAAATTATTAAAAAGCGTTGTCCTGATTTTGATGAGAAGTCTTTAGATGAGGATACATGGTATTCCTCAGATCAGGCTTATAATCTAGGTTTTGTTGATGAAATCATTACAGATACAGAGAGCATGGTTGCCTTTTGTAGAACTTTTTTAAATAGCCTTTCTAATAAGGAGACTTTAGTTATGGAAAAAGAAATTGAAAAGAAAGAAGTAATCGAAGAAAAAGAGGTTGCTGAGTGTGGTGATAAGGAAGTAAAGGCAGAAGAAGTTTCTATTGATGACGTTATAGAAGCCCTTGCAAAACGCTTAGATGCACACGACTCGCTCCTTGCAGAAATTGCCCACCGTTTAGCCGTCTTAGAGGGTGAGGGTAAGAAAGAAGAAGATATGGCTGAGGATATGGAAGCCCCAGAGGGTGACGTTTTAGCGCGTAGAAAAGCCCTTTATGCAAAGCTGGTAAAAGTTGCCGCCCCTACCCCAGCCCCAAAAGCGAAGGCAAGCGCTAAGAAGTCAAAAATCAATCTTACTCATTTCTTTGATTAATAACTATAAATTGAATTTATATCATTATTTATATAGGAGAATCTAGTTATGGCTAATTCCATTAGTATTTATAGCACAGTCACGCAGGCAGACCAGCTACTTGTAGAGGTTCCTGAGGTAGGTCTTTTACAGAACCGCTATTTCCCTACGGAAAATAAAGACCTTTTTCAAGCAAAGGAAGTTTTACTAGATTTTGATGACGCTGATTTGAAGGCAGGTGCCTTTGTTCGTAAAGGCTATGTAAATGGTGAAACCACGAAATGGCGCGGCTCTGTAGTAGAACCCCCCAGAGTGGGCATTTCTGATACTATCGATCCACAGGACTCAGATAGAGTATTATTTGAGCAACTTTGCTATGAGCAGGGGAGCGACTCCCCCAGCCGCGCCGAAGCCTTTGATGATTTAAAAAGAGTCAAGGCAGGCAGGCTTGTTAAGCGAACGCAGAGAGCCATAGAGAAAACGATTGTTGACGTTTTCATGGATAATGGCATTTCAGGCACCATAGCCACAAGCTCTACAGACCCCACACCTATTGATCTAAACATTAATTACTTTGATGATTCAAATTTCGGTGATTCTGGTAACAGACAACGCTACATTCCAGCCGTTGCATGGGGTTCAAATGGTGCTACCCCCTATAAAGATGTCTGCAAAATGGTCTCTGCATTAGTCCAACACGGTGGTAAGGCTGAAGATTTACTTATAGCCCCTGAAGCGTATCAATATTTAGATGCAGATGACGAATTTAAAAAACAATTCACGCTTTATCATACAGAGGACTCTGTTCTTTTTGGGCGTGAAATTGAGGGCGCACAATGGCTAGGTAAAGCCGTTTTCGGTGGATACCCCTTGAATATCGTCTGCTACTATGGCGGCTATAAAAACGATGCAGGTGCTATGGTTCAATATCTGCCTAAAGGGTTTGTTTGTGTTACTGCCCCCAGATGTGGTAGGACGCTCTGCGGTGGCTGTACTCTATTGAACCCCATGGAAATTGGTGCAGAAAATCCCGTTACTGTTAGCTCATTTGTGCAGAAACGCGGTAAATACATCATTAGTCAATTTATGGATCTGAATGCCCAGCAATTAGCTATTAGATGTGAATCCAGACCTCTCCCAGCTCCTTACTCACCTTGGAGATGGGTAACGATGGATGCACAGAACTCTAATGAGATTGCAGGCGGTGTAGTTGCCCCAGATGTTACATTAAAATTTGCTTTTGTAGATGAGGATGGCGAAACGATCGTTCCTACCACGAAACCCTCAGACCTTTCCCATGTAGCAGGTGGCTCAAAATTAACCACTTCACAGGTACCAGACCTTGTATTATCAAGCTACACATTCTCTAAATATCTTCTTGAAGATGGTAGCACATGGGAAAAAGGTTTAGATTCTAAGTATATCGTACCTAACATTTCCCAGACCATTACAGGTGTTATGGTAGCGAATAGCTGATAATCGCTAAACCACTAGGGGATAGAGCATTTATAGTTCTATCCCCTTTTACTACTTTTGAATGGGTTGAAGATGTCACTTGAAGATTTACAGGAAAAGCTCGACTCTATTAAAACTGTGACGTGGAAAAAGAAGATTTTGCGCGAATGGGTTAGAGTCTTTACTGTGGACTTGAAAGATTTGGCTAGGGAGATCAACCCATTCAAAAGAAGTAAAGCCAAGCCCTTATATAAAGTAAAGCAAGATAGAAGAAACAAAAATCAAGTGGATTTATTTGGTTTGAGACCAAATGTTTATGAAGATCCACAATATACAAATATACCTAAAGAGGGGTTTTATTATGGGCAGGGCAGGAATAGAGTCCCTATAAATAAAGCTAAAACTGAGTTTCGATTTATTAGAAAAGAACAGGAACATTTGCAGACGCTGGGTAAGAAGATTTATGGCACTCAGCTTGAAGATTACTTCACTATTCGTAAAAGAGTTTACGGCTTTAGTGATGTGAAACTAGGGACTTATAGACCAGCTTATTCTACCAGATCGATTCCTCAGATTGTGTCTCAGTATCCAGAGCTTGAAGCTGTTATGAGTGAGTCTTTTGAGACTGCCTATAAAAGAATCAGAGATAAAATGAGGTTAGTATGAGCCTAAAGAGTATTATACAGAGAGATATAACTAATGTATTTTTCAAGAATGATGAAGAATACTCTGATTACATGAAGATAGGGACAAATTCAGCAAATGCAGTTACTGTTTTAGGTTCTCTACAGGTAAACACGATAGATAATAATTCGGGGAATAATGCGGCACTACAGGCATTTTCACACACCCTTTATATTCCATATCCCATAGGTGGAAGTGTGGAAGTAAATGCAGGGCAGGTTCTGTATATTGATGATATTGCTTATAGGGTGAATGACCTATCTATAGAATATGGGGTAGCAACGATCTTACTGAATAGAAAAGGTTAGTTATGAATTTCAATATATTTGAGACAATGAATTTATTATCAGATGGACTTAGAAGCTACTTTGCAGAGAGCCCTTTTGAGTTCAAGGGTAGTGATTCATCTTTTGAGTATAAGCCTGAAATTCCCCATATCTATGAATGGTGCGTGCCTATGGATGATAGGAACAGCGCAAACTACCCTACTAAAATACCTAGCATAGCCCTTATTCTGGATAAACTTTCACCTGATACCTTATCTAAGGCTTCTATTTCGGCTCATATAGCTGTAGTAAATCCGTCTATATGTGATGCAGAGAAAGTAAAATTTGATGCAGAGTCGGGGGCGTGGAAGTTTCTGGATAGTGCTAGCTACACACAGGATAGAGCCTATATAGACCTTTTTAAAAGCTGTTTACTGCTAGGAACGGAGACCATTACAGCTCTGCAAAGGCTCAGTAAAGGCTCCCTAGCCCTAGATAACCTCTCTTTTAATCCCCCAGATGTGGATTTAGAAGATTTCCCCTATTCTACCTGTAGTGTATCTTTTGATATTTCATATAGAGAGACAAATAGAGCTACTCCAAATGAATTTAGAAAATATTTATAAGTCTTATTCATATTATTATAAGGAGAATTGAGTATGGCAACTGAATTATATGGCACTTATGCTCAGCTTCTATCTTCACAGGGTAGAAGCCCAATCAGCTCAGAGACGAATGTTATTTTTATAGGCGCGGCTAAATGTGATGACGGTAAAGGCGGCTATTTAGGCGTTGCAGATACCCCCGTTTACCTCACCTCAGAAAAAGATTATGCAGATGTTTTTGGTGGCTCTGTGGGGGATGGCTGGGGGCTTAGTGAGGCTGTAGAAGCGGCTTTTCGTGTATGCAACCTCAAAGGCATTTGGGTAGTAAACGTAAACCATGAAAGTGCAGGCAGTCCCGAATTTGCCTCAGAATCAGGGGTCACACCAGCAGCTCTTTTAGGTGATTCAGGCTTAGAATCAGGCATTTACGCTATTCAAAAGCTCTACCCCACACATGGGAAAATAGCTAATGTTGGCTGTATCCCCACCTTTCACACCTCACAGAGCATAACAAAAAGTGATTTACTCTCTGCCCTTAAAGCCAATCTCACAAAGACTAACGGGCATTGGGACGGGATTTTGTGCTATGATGTGAGTGAAGCCGCAGATCAAATAAATGCCTCAAATATTGCGGTGCCTGCAAACGTTGTAAGCGCTAAAGATATGAGTGATGAGAGAGCTATAGCAAGCTGGGGTAAGGTGATTACCTCTTTGAGTGATGGCGAGGTAGTAAGAGCTATTAGCGGCGCGGCTGTTAAAGCCTGCCTGTATGCTCAGACAGATGCACAGCAATCAGGGAAGTTACCTTCACGCTCTATAGGTAACCTCTACGTTTCTGGATGTTTAGGGTTCTGCATAGCTCCTAGTGGGACTTACTCAGCCCCCATTTCTATGAGTGAGGCAAGTGCTACCCAGCTTAGTGCAGATGGTATCACTACCTACTTGAACCGAGGTGGCGGTAGATACTTCACATGGGGAGACCATACCAGCGCTTTTAGTGCAGGGCAGATAGCAGATGAGAGAGGCAGATTTGATAGCTCTATAAGAATGCTTTTCCACATCACAAACAGATTCCAGATGATTTGGGCAGATGCTATAGATACACAGATGACCATGCAAATGAGGAATGACGTTCTACATGAAGAAAATGAATTTTTAGGTCTCTGTGTAGGCTATGGTGGACTTATTGGAAATCCGAAATGTATCTTTAGTGAAGATAATACCTCAGATTCAGCTCAAAAAGGCGAGTTCTACTTTAAGGAGCTTGCCACGACAACGCCCCCACTCAAATTTGCAGAACTCGATTTAGCTTTTACCTCAGATGGCTTCTCAGTATATCTAGCAGAGGAATAATAGGAGAGTGAACTATGAGAAATATAAACCGATATACAACGATTAAAGGAACCTCTATTTATGCCTCTGATTCCACATGGCATACCAGCGAAACCCCCTCAGCTGTGGATATTGATATCACGATTGGGGAGCAAAGTCACCCTAGCACAGACGTTCCTATGATGGGGACTCTTTCTGTACCAGACCAGACTAGAATCGATAACATCACTATCTCAGCCAATATCAATACGGACTCCCCTGAGGCTCAGAACCTCACAGGTAAAGGGATGGTTTATTGGGTAATTCGTTGGGTTGATGAGGTCATAGGTGCAGATGGCTTAGTAAGTGTACTAGGGCAGGAAATTCACGCAAAGGGCTTTATCACATCTCTACCAGAGGCTTCTAAGTCTGTAGGTGGCGAGAACACAGGTGATTTAACTATGAATGTTGTAGGCATATCTAAAAAGGATTCATCTGGTAGAGTTGCCTACGATATTGATCGATCTTCAAATAGGCTCATTCGAAATGGTGTAGATTACCGAGAAGATATAAATAAACTATTATAAGATGCTATCCACTTAGATGTATCTTCTTATTCTCCGTAAAAGGCCCATGACTCAAATTCCAGAGCTATGGGCTTTTTTCAGTTTGAACTAGAGGATAATATATCTATAATAGTAGCAGTATTCTTAAAGGAGATTTACCTATGGAAACATTAGAATTATCTAAACCGTTTATGGTATCAGGAAAAGAAGTCACGGAACTCACATTGAATTTTGAAGCACTTACCACCTCTGATTTCAAGGCGGCACAAGCTCTAAAAGCCTTGATCTCTGATAGCACATCTATGGATATATCAAAGGTTTGCTCCCAGCTGAGGTTAGATTCTGAATTTCAGATTGCTGTAGGTTTTGTGGCGGCTTGTAAGGGAACTGAAGGTTTGAATCGATCTGATTTTTTGCGCTTGCCTATGGTGGATGCACTAAAACTAGGTGAGGCAACGTTTGATAATTTTTTTATGAGTTAGGTTTAGTCTCTGATAAAGCTCTAAATGAGCATATACAGAGCCTACCAGCAATCTCACAGATGTTTTTTACAAGTCTTTTGGAGTTGTATCAAATGCCAATTTTTGATTTATATTGGCTATTTAATCACATGAAAAAGAACACATAGAAAGATGATTTTTATTAATGTTTCTATCTATTAATTGACCATAGTATATATCTCCAAAAGCATGAAACCCCCACTCATAATGGGGGTTTCGTGTATCTACTATCTATAAGTATAGAGAGAAATACCTACCCCTATGAGGTGTGAAGATGAAAGTTTTAGATAGTTATGATATAGAACTTGACATTACACAAAGTGATAAAACAAAGAAGAATATAGCAGATTTGAAGTCAAATTTTGCAGATGCACATAAATCACTAGAGCAAATAAATGCAGAATTTTTAGAGTCAATCAAGGGGCAACAGGATATTAGCAAAGAGGCTAAAGCCTATAACAGCCTTATAAATAAGCGTTTATCAGAGCTAAATAAAGAAGCTGATTTACTCACCTATACCTCTACAGCTGAGGGTAAAAGGGACAGAGCGCGCCTAAGAGCATTAAAGGCAGAGAGTCAAGCTAGAACCCTCACTAAAGATGAATTAAAAGAAATTGAGAGCCTAGAGAAGAAAATAGTTGATTTGGATGACTCCCAGCTTGATTCTATGCTTAAAGTGAATCAGGCTCAGAGAGTTCAAATCAGGCAGACACAAGCCGAAATGAAAAATAAAATGGCGGCTGTGAAGTACCAAAAAACGCTAAAAGATTTAGTCAAGGAAGATTTAAAAGGCATCTCTGATAAAATCAAAAAACAGAAAGAATTTATAGCTAGTCTCAAAACCACAGAGGGGCGTTATTTAGCTATAAAAAAAGCGGCTGGTTTAGCTGGTAAGGGTGCAAAACTAGGTGCAAAACTTGGTGTAGGTGCTATGGGGGTGGCGGCTGGTTTAGTGGGTGGCTCTGTAGGGAGTGCAGAGGGTATAGCCCAACAGGAAGCTGAGTCTAAAAGGATGCGTGCAGAGCTTACCCCAGATGAAAAGATGGCTCTAATAGATGCAATCTACATCAAAACGGGGGCAGACTCAGCCTCTATTGTGAATGCAGTAAACCGAGTCTATACCCAGCTCAAAACAGATGACCCAGACCGCTTGTTAAGGGCGGCTATACAGGAAGTCAAATTCCCTGGTTCCTCTATGCTTCTACAGTCTCAAACAGGTGTATCCACAGATAAGGACTTTGAGGTTCTTGGAGCTAGAATGAGGGCTATGCAAAGTGTCACGGGTGCTACCTCTGAGGGTATGCAAAACGCGGCAAATGTAGTCTCAAACATGAAAGGTTCTGCATTTAAGAAAGGGATAGCTCAAACCGATTTACTCGCTCTGTACTCAGCTCTACAGGGAACGGGGGCTTTTGATAGTGATGAAGATGTGCAAAGAGCTATGAGAGCTTTTTTGAGACAAGGAGACCTAACCAGAGAAAACTTCTACGATAAAATGCAGATCTTCGATTGGTCAAAGGTAGTTTATGGGGCTCAGAATAAGAACCAAGCAAAGAAAGGTATGCAGAGCATAGATTTCTCAGCTCTCAAATCTGCCTCTCTCACTACAGATACTACTACGATTCCGACGGCGGCGGAATCAGCCGCAGAAACTGCGCGTAGGGTAGCAAAAATGAAAGATGAGTTAATGGTAGAGGTGCTAAAGCTGGTAGAACCTATGCTTAAAGACGGTACCTTAAAAGGTCTCATTCAATCTGCCTTTGATCTACTCAAAGGAATTTTACCCATGGTTAAGCCATTACTTGAAGTGATGAAAACCGTATTTGACGCGGTAGCACCACACATAGAAAGCATAGTGACCTACCTCACAAAAGACCCTACAGCCCCTAGTGAAGGAGACAATTTTTTGATGAAGCCTGTTAAAGGTGTATTTCGTGGACTAAAAACGCTATTTGGGCAGAAATCCCAAGGTGGTATAGCCCTCAGTCCAACTATCGTAGGGGAACGGGGGGCTGAGGCTGTGATTCCTCTGGATTATGCTAGGAGAGGGAGAGCCGCAAACATTATGCAGAACATTTCTCAGACTTTTAACATGAATGCTTCTCAGTCCACAGCTATGAGCCTAGGGCAGGCAGTAAAACAGCGTTCTTTTACCGATAATCTTATTTCAGCTAGGATTTATGGGGGTGCTATATGATAGCTTCTAAAGATATGACATGGGATATGGTAGCTTATACCTCTGGTTATTCTGAATTTTCTATGGATTCAATAATGGCGGCAAACTCTTTTGAGTATTCAGATATAGTTACTTTTGATGGCGGTGAAGATGTCAAGGTGCCTACACAAATCATAGTTGATGAAGCCACGATTAAAGCCCCATGGGAGTGAGGTGAGTGTAAATGCAGTACTTACTATTCCAAGATTATGAAGTTCCCTTAGTATATGTAACCGCTCTATCTTATACCAAGTCTGCTAGGGTTTACACGAATTCCACAGGATTCAGCCGTTTTGCTGGGTTTGAAGCGGCTGAGGTGTCAATTCGTCTCTATCTGAATTATGGGATTTGTGCAGCTATTGGGGCAGATTTTACCCAAGAACTCACAAAGTGGATTTATGCAGAGCCTGATAAATCCTCTATTCCAACCTACATCACACTAGCAAATCACATTATCTACCCCAGCCTGCAATTTCGTGTAACCTCTATAAATAAGACCCCCACAGGGGATAGAGCTGGGGTGATAGAAGGAATAGAGATCGATCTTTCATTATCAGGGGTTGAAGTGAGTAAAGGTGAAGTGGCAAATAGGTCTTTAAACTTCACAGATTCAGAGGTGGTAAAACTTCCGAAGGTATCCATTCTGTGTAAAGGCAGTAAGTATTCTATAGGTGAAGAAACGGTTTTATCTCAATTTCAGATTTCACCGCGCCTATGTGAGCTTGAAATCTGCATAGGGAATGACTCTAATAACGTATCTGATAAAGGGTGGTTAATGGATGTGGTGCAAGAATCTTCTCAGATTGATGTAGAGGGATATGGGAGATTTTACACCGTTTCTGCCTCTCTGGTAGAGGGTGTGCTATCCATAAAAGCCTCAGTTTTCCCAAAGGAGATGTCACAGCCTATAACCAAGACACTCAGGAACATATCTATCAGAGATGCTATAAAGTCCATTCTGCCTACATCTCTATCAGAGTATAAGCTGGATTTTGCAGGCTTGAATCAGAGGATTGATAACTTCATAGTTAGAGACACACCGATCAATATTTTGAACGCTCTGCAATCAGGTTCTGGTTTCTTGGTATCTTTTAATGGTGACAAAATATCTTTTGTTGAAGTCCCTACTTCATTTACACCTACCATAGACTTTGACACCTATTTAGACACAGACTTAGTAACAGAGCCAATTTCGGGGTTAGTATGGGTGGATACAGTTCACGAATTTGATGTGGGAGATGTCACCAAGTCAAGTGCTATAAGGATCGATTCTTCATTTACTTCTAGTGATGAAAGCATAGCAGAGTCTTGCTTAAAATATGCTCAGTATATGCAGAACCAGATCAAATTTACCTCTGCAATAAATCCAAAAGTCAGGCACCATTCCGCGTTTTATATCACGGTATCAGGCAGAGCAATCCCTGTAATGGTTGAAGATTATACTATTGATTTTCTATCAAATACTATGGAGCTTGAATGTCACTATGTAGAGAGGATGTGATGATAGGAAATTTCATAATCAAAAAAATTATAGATGAAATTCGTGTAGAAGCTGTGTCTGAATACAATGAAAATATCATAGTTACTCTTTACCTACAGCCTTTAAACAGGCAGGACACAAGCGAAATATCCACTAATGACAAGGTTTTTGCTATTGTTGATGATACATCTGGAATCGGCTGTGTTTTGATAAATTTAACACATGATTTTTCACATAAATTTGATTATGACATAAACATTCAAGGTTCTCTATATGCTTCTAGTAAGGTTAAATCAGGTGGGGATGTAGTAGCTACAGGTTCTCTAACAGGTGTGGAATATACTCTGTTAGACCATACACATACCGCAGGTGAATTGATGGCTGGGGAAACCCCCGTTATAGGCTCTACAGCCCCAACAGAGGTGATATAATGGGTATGCAGTTTAAGAGTGGATTCGATTTCCACTACAAAGATGAATTTGACTTCACAGCAAACCTAGAAATACCTAGTTCGTGTAGCTTCTCACAGGGTTGCACTCTACAGACCAGCAACAGATTCACAAGGGACTATAGTAACACATCACAAAGCATAGTTAGGTGTATTCGCCCACAGGCTAAAACCTATTCAATCTCATATAATCTCTATTACCCAGAAACTGTGGATATTTTCACAGCTATTAGTGAGATTGATGGCTGTGTAGGTAAAACGGGGGAGATGTTTTTTTGTGGTGTCTCTTTTGGTCTCTGTATTATTCTCTCTGCCTCTATAGCCTTGAATGTGGATAGTGCAAACGGGGTAAGTGGTGCTAGTGTATCCCTACAGGTAGCACAGGGTAAAGAGCCTACGAAACAAGCTAAATATAATATTTCTACGAATAATTTGAGTAATGAGGGGTAAGGTATGAATCTAATAAATTATTCTACAAATGAACTTCTACAGCTCTATAAGGATAGCTTTTTTACTGAATATGGTACACCAATGCTCATAGGAAGTGATGACTTCACAAGCGCGGCTGTGCAGAGCTACGTTCTGGGTGTGCTAGTGAATGCCTTGAATCAAGCGAATAATCAGAGATTTTTGGAGACTGCTACAGGCACTTGGTTAGATGCTATTGCTGGGGTGAATGGTCTATCCAGACCCTCAGCCAAACCAGCGTCTGCGGCTTTTCTTGTGAATGTGGTTTCACAGGGAATCACCATACCAGCTCAGGCTCTAAAGGTAACTAATGGGGATCTGGTTTTTCAGAATACAGAGCCTGTTTATATGGATGTAATCAGCAAAAACATTCTTCTTTACTGTACTGAGGCAGGCACCAAGGGGAATGGATATCCTATAAACACATTTAATGAGATTCAGGCAGGTGGGGCTTATGTTTCCTCAGCTCATAACACCTCTGCTACAGGTGGCGGTTTTGATGGGTTCCCCTATGATGAAGAAGGGGATAATGGATTTAGAGAATATATTAAAAATACACGCTCTGCCTATGTCTGTGGCGGCTCTGCCCCTGCATACAGAGCAAAGGCACTTGAACAGGATACAAGAATTATTGATGTTTATGTAGCTAAAGATGGAGACGCTGTGTATGAAAAAGGTAAAGCCAAAATCTACACTCTTTATGATTTTGATGAGGTAAACAGCTATGCTAGAAATCTGATAAATGACAAGGTTTATCAGGCTTGTAGTGCAGATGATTTTAGACCCATAGGGGATTATGTAGAGGTCAAAACAGCGTCTCAGAGGCTCCTACAGCTATCCAGCTCCTTCAAAGTTAAGTATCCACTAGCCTTTAGAGATGTCTGCATAGAGCATTTAAACGGTATTTTGCGTGATTACAGAAAGTTTCTTTATTCTGGGTTCAAGCGTCCTTTCTCAGAGAGTGAATTAGCTAAAAGGCTCATTACCCCAGATGATTCAGGTGTTTACGCTCTCTCCTTTGATTACACAGGGGGGAGTGCAAGCTGGACTCTCCCTAGTGATGGCGAGTTCTATCTACTAACATGGATATGGATGAATATTTACCAGACAAAGACAGTACAAGATTACATAAATATAGGGGTTCTTGATCTTATAGACACGGGGGTTTAGCATGAATGAGAAAGTTGATGAATCCATAGTAAATTGTTTAAGAACGGCTAAAGGCTCCCTGCCTCTTTTCAGAAATTTTGGGCTGGGGGTAACAGATCAGGTTGGAAGAATTCGACGCTCCCAGATACAGGCTCAGATTTCGGAATATTACCCAGAAATCACGGAGCTGAGTGTAGAACAGACGGGGGAAACCACATTTAAAGTGAGTGTAAGGGGGAGTTATGCGACTAAATAACATCAAATCTACACAGCTTCTACCTCAGCAAAGTTCTAATCAAGGTGAGGCTTCAATAGAAGAACGCTTAGAGTGGATATGCTCAGCCTTTGACACTTTTGTGAAGTCTATAGATGCTAGAAGATTGGCTTTAGCGGCTCCCTATGCACTTGAAGCTATCAAAAAGCTCACAGATGAAGAATTACAGCAATATTTTAGAGAGTTTGACCTAGCCACCTACTACCCTGATTTACCTAGGGCTAGTAGAGAAATGATGCTATATGAGCAACTAAAAAATTTCCGAATATTAGGCACAAAAGCAGCTATTCAAGCCATGATTCAATATCTTTTCGGAGATAATCCAATCTCTCTGGAAATTATGGATAATTTGGCTTTTGATGAGAATGGCGTTTTAGTAAATGAGAGCTTACTAAATCTATATGACGCGGTGGTTACCATTGAGAACCCTACACTTGACAAATTTCAGCTATCAAGAATTTTTGCAAATTTGACAAAGTTCAATAGAAGCTCACAGAAACTACGCGGAATCTCTTTAAGATATGAGACAGGTGATTTTAATGCCTATTGGGGCTTGAACTGCCTTGATACAGCTCTTTTTTATGATAATGGCTGGATAAACTGTGATGTGCCGATTATTCCATATACCATTACCCTTGGTGTAGATACCTATTTGCCGTCAATAGCTACAAATCTCACCCTTGATAGACTCTTTTGGATGTATGGTTTTACAGGTGGTAGCTCTTATAGTAATTTGTGGCACCCTACAGAGTATGCAGATAATCTAACCCCCACAAATCCAGACCCCTCAGATTCCACTATTCCTAGCTCCTACTATGCAAATGTGTGGTTATGGGATGGATCAAGTGCCTATGATATGAATGGTTCTGGGCAAACCTTCAGACTAGCCACCTACTCAAATAAACCAGAGTTCTACACAAATATGAGTACAGCCTGTGATGCTATAAACTCTGCCTGCCTAATAGAGTTACAAGAAGGCTCTTTAGTTTTCGGGGGTGTGAGTACTTTTAGTGTGCCTACTAGCCTATATACGCGGAATGGATCAAATATCACATGGAATACGTCACACTCTCTCTACCAGCTTCTATATGGAAAAGTGGCAAATGTAGTTTACTAATAAGGAGAACTCAAAATGGCTTTTTTATATAATACAGTTACTTTTAGTGGTGCTACCCTTTTAGCACAAGCCACCTCAGCAAATCCAATAGTTTACATAGGCTCTGTGGCGGCAACGCAAGATTACATAGATACAGAACTACAGCAAATGAGTGACCCAACAGACTATAGATGGGATGTGCAGGGGGGAAACATCATAGCTTGTAGTGCTACCGCCATTACAGCTAGAATTATAGCTGGTTTCAAAAATCGAGCTAGTGAAGTGACTATAAAAACTATAGGAATTTTAGGAAGGCTTGCTTCTCAGAGTGATGCAGAGGCTGTTGTGGTTGCCGCTGTATCAGATCCAAACGCTTCAATCCGAATACCCTCTACTTCAGAACCCCCCGTCACTATAGAAACGGCATTAAACATCACAATATCAGATACTCAAAGTGTGACCGTTACCAGCTCTACCGCAGGTAGTGCTATGCTCTCTGATTTGGATCGACTCGTTTCTTGTCATAAGGCTGGGCTCCCTTACTCTGGGGAAAACCAGACGATTTACGGAACGAAGACTTTTTACAGTACTATTCATGCACCTGATATAGAACTAGATGGTTTATGGACAGATACAGATAGAATATTGTGGTCTAATTCTTCTATTTATATAGAGAGACTTTCTAACGGTACCTATGATGACGCTATCTCAATTTATGCAGATGGCGGTGTAGTTCTAACTGATACCATTATAAATGGCTCTTTATATGTAAGTGGGGCTGTTACTAGTGACTTACTACCAGATGGGTATGGGCAAAATATAGGGGGTAACGGTTCTGAGTGGTCACATCTCTATGCAGAACAGATTCACGCTGAGTACTACTCTGGGGGTGAGTTTAATGGGGATGTCGAATTTTATGATACCTGCTACTTCTATGGGATGAGTCGTTTTAATGGTGGATATACCTTAGATGACGCTACCCCACTAACTATGAGCAAATACCCCCTTGTCACAGGTCAAAACACAATTCAGATAGGTGGGATATTTCTAGCGATCGTGGTGTCACAAAATGGTGCAGGTGTGGTAAATAGTGGGCAGACGATACCCAGCACACTAGAAATTTACAAAGCGGAATCCTATTCACAATCTACAGGTTCCCAGCTCACACCAAAATTCAGCTCGGGGGTGCAACTTGCGAATGATGGTAGCTCATACTCTGCAATAAACGCCTTCAGGCTGAGTGGTAGTGGGCAACAGGTTCTTGCTTTTCTAGTAAGAGTAAAGTGATAAGGAGAGAGAGAGAGAGTTATGCAAAATTGCAAAAATCCAGAATGGTATATAACCAAGCCAAAACCCGATTCTTACTCGCTCAGACTTGTAGGAAGCAAAATTCAGCTTATAAAGAATGATAAAGTTCTTGTTTCTGAAATTGATCTTTCACATCTTATAAAGCCTGTAGCTTATGAGAGGCGTAGCACAAAGAAAAAGGCTGAGTAGGTCTTTTAAAAGTGCCTCACAGAGGATTTAAATTGGGTAATCCCCCAACTAACTCGCTCAATTTTGACTCCGTGAGGCACTTCAAAAATTTGAAAATCTCTTTTCAAAATGGGTAACTATACACTTATTACAATTTTGAAGCCTCAGAGACCATAAGTAAACTTATTAGAAAATCATTAGTAAACTTATCAGAAAATCATTAGTAGATTATAGCTAGAATCTATCTACCTGTATCCACCTACCCACCTGTATCCACCTACCCACCTGTATCCACCTACCCACCTACTTACACCTACCTACCTACTTACACCTACCTACCTACTTACACCTACCTACCTACTTACACCTACCTACCTACTTACACCTACATATAATACCGATTTGTGCAGCTCTTTTTGCTCAGAAATCTTCCGATACCAGCCCCCGAAATCTTCCGATACCAGCCCCCGAAATCTTCCAAGACTTTTCCCGTGATTTTTGGAGTCCCAAAAATTGGGACTAAAACCCCTTGACTCCTAAAGTCCTTATAGTGTAAGGGTTTCCGCGTTTCAAGGTAGCATAAAGAGCCGTATGCGCCTACGGGACAAAAATCACGGAAACCCTTGATAAACCTAGAGAATACGGCACTTTTGCTCCCAATTTCTTTGAAAATTTACCCATTTTAGACGCTCCCAAAAAGAACCGTATGCCTACCAGCTCTCACCCACCGTATGTAAGGATGTGAGCCTGTTTGGGGCTCATACTAGAGTTAGAGTTAGAGTTAGGCAAATTTTTGCGATTTTTGGAGGTGGTTTACTATGGGTGCAGAGCAAACAGGTGCAAAAATGACGGTTCAAGTTCAGGTAAAGGCTAGTGGAAAAATCGAAGGCATTAGAGGTCTCTATAAGGATTCAAGCTCCCTGCGGTACTATGTGAGGTATGCAAAAGGCGGCATAGACAGACAGATGACGATTCTACCCAAGGGGGAGACATACACAGCCCTTTCAAGAGCCGCTTCTAAGGCACTCACACAGCTGAAAAGAGAGGTAGAGATAGAGCTAGGAACGGAAACCAAGGGGAAATCTTCTAGGAGCTGTGGGGATGTCGTTTTAGAGGGGGTGCAGGCTCTCCCAGCCACCATAGAGGCTCTATGGGGGCTCAGAGGGGTGAGTGCAAGAACGATCAAGGAGCTAAAAAACTACACATCTGGACTCGCTCTGTGTGGGGTGAGGGATAAAAAGCTAGTAGAAGCCATAGATGCACATAACCGCGTAGAAATGGCTAAAAAGCTGGAAAATGAGGCTATTTCAGCGTGTACTAAGGCTAAAATGCACTCTCAGGTAAAGGCGGTTTTTAAGAGCCTCATAGAAAAAGGCAGGCACTATGGGGAGAACCCAGCCATATCCTTTGAGGCACCAAAACACCAAGCTCAAAGGGAAGAAAGAGAGATAACCTTTGAAGATATGGCAAAAATTCTAGCCACCACAAAGGCTGAGATAAGTGATGCAGTAAGGCAGGCAGAAATCACGCTATTTTTCAGGCTTCTCACAGAGACGGGACAACGCCCCATAGACCTATACAGGCTTGATGTAAGAAAAATTCAGGGAAGGCACTATCGCTTTGCATCTCATAAAACGGGAAAAATCCACAGAGTAGCACACCAACTATCAGATACTACCCTAGCCCTCATAGAGGAAATTAAGAGGCTGAGGGCTGGTAGGGATGTTTATGTGTGGGAAGATAAAAACTCTACCAAGGGGGAAAAAATCGAATGTTTTTGGAGCATACCTTGGAGATCGGTGCAGAGCATGACTAGAGCGATATGCACCAAGGCACTAGGGGCAGGTGCAAAGCTCTACACCACAAGGCACTTTTTCATCTCTGAAATTTTTAGACGAACTCAAAGTGATTTTTGGGCTGGGGTCTTTACCCATGAAGGTGAGGGTGCAAACCAAAAAAACTACCTTCATGTGAATCAGGCTGAGGCAGATCAAATTTTGATGGGGTTTTTAGAAGATTTTGAGAGTGTGGTAAGTAAGGGTGAAGTGAGTAAGAGTAAAGATGAAGATGAATTTTTGAAGCGGTGTGAGTTCTATATGAGCCTCCTACCAGCCTAAAAATTAAAGCATACTATAAAGGAAAATAAGCCCCCAGCTGGGGGCTTTTCTTTTATCTGGGGTCATAGATACCCCGAAAAGATGCAAAATTGAGGTCTTTTGACCTTATTAAATACATAATAATTGTGGTATAAATTACCCACGTTAAAAAATGTAAAATATATCTGCAAAAAATAGTAATCACTTTTGGCACATTTAATGTATTTAAAAAGGGTGAAAGGCAATAGGGCTTTTCACATATAACTTCTTATATAAGGAGATAGCGTTATGCCACGAAAAAAAGCGAGTCCAGACGAAAAAATGAAGCAAATCAGCGTAAATCTACCCCCAGAGCTTTTGACCTTTGTAGATAGCCTGAGGCACGATCCTACGGAGTCTTCATCACTAGTGGTAAGGAGAATAATCAGGGAATACAAAGAAAATAAAGAAAGCAAATAATCACATCTATTTAATAAGGAGATAATATGAAAAAGTTTGATTTTGATAGCTATATAGAAAATCTTGAAAACTCTTACTCTGCCTGCATAGAGGATGAAAAAAGAAGAAAGCAAGAATGGAGTCTTGAAGATCAAAGAAGTCTCTACGAAACGCTTGTGTGGGTAGTATGCTATAGGAATTTTAGACGGTTCTTTATAAATGCAAAGGGGGCAAAAGAAGAATTCCAATTTTTAAAGGATCGACACAAAACAGGCGTTTACACCGTTAAAATCACATATAACACGCCATTATACACAGCCACTCTACTAGGGCTAAATGACCTACCAGATGAGGATATAACGTCCATAGAGGTGGAAGATTTCTCATAGGCAGAAAAAAAGGCTTCTCACAGAGGGGTGAGAAGCCTATTAGCAAGGAGATATATATGTACCCTTGTAGATAGCACATAAATCTTTTTTCTTTAGTATAGGAGATATAGATATGTTAAGCACAAAATCATTTTCAAGTGTTTTTAAGGCGGTTTTGGATTCAGGGACGGCTCAGGCTGTGCAGATGTGTGATACACTCAGAGGGAGTGGGGGCTATATAAGGATGTATATTTTTATATATATGTTGGCTTATGCTACTAGCCTGCCCTCAGTAAGGGAGCTAGCAAAAATCACGGGATGCCCAGAAAAACAGGTGCAGGCGGTATGGAATGTACTAGAATCGAGGGACCTTATACAAAAAGACCCCGTTTCATGCACCTACTACCTAACTGCATACTGTGAAGAAATGATTCGTAGGGCTGGGGGCATATCTAAAGATCCCATATCTGAGTGTATCCACCTTGAAGAAGAAGAAAAAGAAGATCTAAAAAAGAGATTTGGAGATCGATTTTTGAGGATTTTTCACAAGGCGGCACGGTATAAAGCTGGACTCATAGACAAGGGGAAGCCTATTAGACTCTCTGATTACGGGCTCTGTGAAAAAGCCGCAGGGTGGGTAGATAAAGAGGAAAAAGGTGAAAAAATCGATTATGATGATATAGACTAAATAAAAATTTCTATAATTATTGAAGCCCCAGAAATGGGGCTTTTATTTTGCCCATTTCTAAAAAGAGACGAATATTCACGAATATTCCCTGAATATTACCCCCAATATTCATGAATATTCCCTGAATATTACCCCTAATATTCGTGAATATTCAGGAATATTACCCCTAATATTCGATGTGGGTGTAAAATTTGAGCTAGGAAAATAGCGGGTTTCAGCCTCCCCTACATACTGACAGACAGACTTACTATAAAAACTTAAAAAAACATATTGTTTTGTCAAAAACAGAATCTTACATTTCTAAAAGGCATCTATAAGAGAGATTCAAAGGACAAAATACCCCCGCGCCTATAATAATAAAAAAGAAATAGCAGATAGACCTACCCACATTCATCTATCAGAGAGAGAAGAAGATCAAAAATTGAGCCTTTCAAATTCGTTTATTGTATCAGTATGAGTTTCACATTGTTGCACATAAAAAGGTACTCCGAGCCCTAGGGAGAACCCAAGATGGGGCGCGACAC